AATCAATCGTGTGCAATCTGGTAACTATGCAGGAGATATATGTGGCGTAGTGTATCAGAAAACTGGTGGAACTTGTCAGTTCTCCTGGTATTGCGAAAGTAAAACTTTGGCAAATCGCTTGACAGTCAAGAAGACTGCGTTGTATAATGAGATTCGTGAGTTAGCAACAAACATTGTTGTGAACTTCGAACGTATGGAAGATGTTACACAAGGTGCAACATATTACCATGCAGACTATGTGAGTCCTGGTTGGAAATTACAGAAGATCGACAAAATTGGTCGACACATCTTCTATAAGAGCCGAAAGGATGATATTGACAGAAACAAGGAGTTTATATGAGCGATACGAAAAAGAGCTATGAATTTATCACAATCATTGTTTGTGCTACAATCTTTGCAATTGGTGGCATCATCAGTGCAACCATGTACAATCTGAATGATCGTAACAACATGGCAAAGAACATCGAAACCGCCATTAACAAAGGTATTGATCCATTGTCGGTGAAATGTGCCTATGAAGTTAATCCCAATGCAATCTGCATCACCTATGCAGCTACTACCTCGAAGAAATAATGCCAACTCGTGAAGAAATTAAAAATTTCAGTGAAATCATTGAAACTATCGCGTATGAACGCAACCTAGATTACATGGAAGCTGTCACCACTCATTGCTCAGAAACAGGCTTTGAGATTGAATTGGCAGCATCTTTGCTTTCTCCACCAATCAAAGCAAAGATTGGTGAAGAAGCACAGGCCATGAATATGATGAAGAAAATTAATCGACTACCACTATGAATGAACTCGGCGGATACGATGCTTTTGCACTTTACAATTCACTCAAACTTCACTTTACCACAAAGTATGATTATGTGAAATATGGTGGCAAGACGAATGTGTCCAAAGATTCGTTCATGTTGCGTAAGGACAAATACTTCTTCTACAAACTTTCCAGGAAATACACGAAAGAAGAACTTTTTGGCTTCTATGTGTCCAATTTCTTGGATAATCCCAAAATCTGGATTGGTAATCTCTTGTCGGAAGATTGCGATTCAATCTACAAGGTTTGGATGAAGACTCAACAGTCTTTATCCTATATCTTTGAACAAGATTTGAGTAAGCTATTCGATATGGTAGAAAAGCCAGATGAACTGCTCCGCGTGGTTGACGGACAGTATCCCTTGTTGTATACTCTATACAAGCAGGACGAAATCAAAATCGAAACCATCATCATTTTAAATGAGATTATGAATTTTATTCCCATGTGGAGTAAGAAAATTGACGATGATGTGATCTTTCCAGAATTCGTTCGTGCTTGTGATAAGTATGCACCATTTATTAATTATGATAAGGCCAAGATGATTGGCATTTTGAAAAGCAAACTATGAAAATTGACAAGATTTATGTTGACATGGACGGAGTTATTGCAAACTTCAACGCCGCATATAAGGCACGATTCAACATGTTTCCTGAAGAAACCCGTGATCGCAAAGAGTTTTATGGTCTATTTGAAACGTTCATCGCAGAAGATGGATTCTACAAATTGGACCTAATGCCTGATGCACGTAGACTTATTGACTTTTTGGATATTCTGAATATCCCTAAAGAAATTCTGTCTTCGACGGCACGGGATCAATTTCATTCGGTGATTGCACCACAGAAAGCTCGGTGGCTTGCAACACACAATATTGCATACCCACAAAACTTTGTGCCCGGTAAACAGCACAAGTACAAGTATGCAACACCCAATTCAATCATCATTGATGACACTCTCAGCATTATTGAAGATTGGAATAAAGCTGGTGGTATTGGTATACTTCACAAAAATGCAGATTATACCATCAATATCATCAAATCGTATATTTAAAATGCCTATATACCTCATACATTATGAATATGTGGATACAAAATATACATCTTATACAACGTTATACAAGGAAATACAATGACTTCATTCGCAAATCTCAAGCGCAACTCCGGCAACCTAGACAAACTAGCAAAAGCTATCGAACAGCTTAATTCTGCCGAAACCTCAAACGACAAAGACAATTTCTGGAAACCAGAAGTAGACAAAGCTGGCAACGGTTACGCCGTTCTTCGCCTGTTGCCTGCTCCTGCCGTTGACGGTGATGATGGTCTTCCATGGGTTAAAGTATTCGATCACGGCTTCCAGGGTCCTGGTGGTTGGTACATCGAAAACTCTTTGACCACTCTTGGTCAAAAAGATCCAGTTTCTGAATACAACTCACAGTTGTGGAATTCTGGCATCGAGGCTAACAAAGAAGTTGCACGTAAACAAAAACGCCGTCTGTCCTACATCTGCAACGTTTATGTCGTTGAAGATCCAAAGAACCCACAAAACGAAGGCAAAGTCTTCTTGTACAAGTTCGGTAAGAAAATCTTTGACAAGATCAACGAAGCAATGAACCCTCAGTTTGAAGATGAAAAGGCAGTCAACCCATTTGATTTGTGGGAAGGCGCCAACTTCAAGTTGAAGATTCGTAATGTTGAAGGCTATCGCAACTATGACAAGTCGGAGTTCGCAAGTCAATCAGCATTGTTCGATGATGACGAAAAGTTGGAAGCAACATGGAAGAAAGAATACTCTTTGAAAGAGTTCTTGGATCCTTCTAAGTTCAAGTCTTATGACGAACTGAAGGCACGTTTGGACAAAGTATTGGGCCTTGATGGTTCAGTGCCTGCACCACGTACTACAGTTGAGCAAGCGAAGGCAGCACCTGTTGCACGTAAGCCTGTTGATACTGGCATCACCGCAACATCAAGCGATGATGACGACATGGCATACTTCAGCCGATTGGCAGAAGAATAAAAAAAGGACCTTCGGGTCCTTTTTTTTACCATGCGCCTTTGACACCTCTGAAAACTTTATCCAAAATCGGAATCATGTCTCGTATTGAAGGTTGTGTTGATATTGGAGCTTCATCAACCGTCGAACCTGAAACGTTATTTGTTATGATAGGTTGTGCAACCGATTGACCTGAACCATGTTCAACGTCTTGTTGCAGTCTGATGTTTTGCTCAATTGGTTTAGCGATTTCAGGTATAGAAGGAAGAGGTTGAGCCAGCATTGTATTGTTGTTTGTGTTGCTGGTTGTTTTTTCATAAACATTGTTATTGTTTGTGTTGCTCACATTTTCATATGCACTGATATTGTTGGTAATATTGTTGGTCTTTTCATCAATTCTTTCATATGATGAAGCCGGCATAACACCTCGGCCAGCACCAGCAGTTGAAGGCACAACTTCTGGTGGAAGTTCCATCTTTACACCAGTCGATTCAGATTTACCTTCGAGTTGTTTAAACTTATCAGTTTGATTTGTCGGTGTATTCATGTCTGGTGTAGTAGACAATGGTTTACCACCAGGATCAGGCAGCCCTTGAGAAATTGCAGTTAATCTTTCTATTCCACCAAAAGATGCGATATCTCTTTTCTTTGCAGGTGAATCTGGTTGTTCCAGTATAGCCTTAGCTTCATCTTGTGTGATCTTTAACTTTGTGAAATCAGTTTGTTTCTCTTTAAAGGCTTTTTCTGCAAGTTTACCTTCACCTTTAGACATTCTTTTACCATAATCAGTTTCAGTTAAGAATTTATTCGCTTGATAAACTCCTATTGCCCATGTTAATGCTCCCAATAACAATGGATTAGATAACATATATTTACCTAGAGCCATTAATGGAGAACCGACCATAGATAAAAAGCTCGTTATAGGCTTCAATAAACTGTGTATACCTGAAATGGCAGAATCAATCATACCTTTCAACATACCCAAAAGTCCCGTATCTTTCCCTTCAGGCTTGCCACCAATTACATTCACACCAGTGAAAATCTTTAAAGTCTTTATGAATTCATCATGTCTTTTCTGATCTTCATTTCTACGTTCTTCTTCGGTACTCTTTTCGATTGCACGATTTTTAAGGTCATAGGCACGACCAATTATCATGAGTGAGAATATATCTCTCAGAGCTTTTGATGCATCAGTGTTGGTACTTTTGGTTTGTTCCTGCTCTTGTGCAACTGGTGTGGCAGTAATATTCTGTTTCTTATCACCAATCGGCTTATAAGATTTGTTTGACTCTTTTTCACCCGCAATAGACTTCACTTTCTGTTTGTCAATCTTGCCTAACATTTTCTTTGCAACATTTTTAGGCTCGGCCAGCTTTTTAACTCTGGTGACTTCCGTTTTGGTCTTATCGGAAACTTTTGGTCTATTTGCTGGCTTTTCCGTAATTATTTTTGATATTTTTGTTGCTGCCATTTTAGTTACCTAACATAGGGTTTGTGTTATTATTTTCTGAGGAACCCGCAACGTTAACAGTTCGTCTTACTGTATTATTTACTTGATTATTCTGTATAATTGCAGTTGAAACGGTATCACCCTTCATGGACTTTTTGATATCGTTATTCTCTACTGTTTTGCTATACATTTCTTCTCCCATATTTTTGGGTTGAAATGCGGGAGGTTCCACAACAGATTTACTTTGTAATAAATTTTGTTCTCTGTCT